CTGTAGCGACATGAAGCGAGAAGTCATGTATGTCAAGAAAGATGGTGTATGGGCGAAAGACACAGCTGACAACGAGGAGCTGCGGAAGACAATACTCTTGGTCGGGAGAATGAATGTTCGTAGCTTACCTCCTTGGATGAAGGCGAATCCCATGTACGCACAAGCAGACTCGCCGTTCAGCGATATTTATGCTCAGATCATAGTCAACACTCTTGTCGAGAGTGAAGAGAAAGGCAGGAATTATACAACTAAGGTCATCAAGAACATAGCAAAGCGGTGCCATATCGACAGGAAAATGAATGAGATCAATTATAGATAACGTTATTCATGCCTTTCGGCATTTGCGTATGACCCTTGCTACTTTTTTGACAACAAATATTAAGAGGGATGATGCCGAAAACAATAAAACTTTATCATTGTGAAGAATGTGATTATAGTTCAAGTAAAAAATGTAATTATCTGAAACATTTGGAGACTAGAAAACACCAAAATATTGACAAAATATTACCAGAAAAAGAATGGAAGTGTGAATGCAACAAACCATTCCGATTCAGACAGAGTTATTATAGACACAGAAAAAGATGTAAAATATTCACATCTTTTCAAGAAAAGAAAAAAACGGATGAATTAGGAGTATCATGTGATATGAAGTCGTTGATACATGAACTACGAGCGAATAGCGAAGAAGTAAATAAACTGCTGGTACATTTCAAAGAAATCATACCTCTAGTTGACAATACTAAATGTAATACCGACACCAATCAAAGCAGATGAACGTGAACGATCAAATCAGAATATGTATTTGCATCGAAAATGTCTTTTGTATTGATCTTCAAGATCCCTTTATTTGGGAAACGTACAAGCTGAATTTTCTTACACAACAGATTATTGGTGTTGATTTCAACTGAACGATTAAATACATGAACGACATGTTTGAAACCCGGTCTAAGTAATTCAATGTTGAATGATATTGAGAATTGTTTATGTATATTGTTGTCTTCATCAATCCATATATCAGGTGGAGTATTTGGAATACATTGAACCACCAATTCTTCACCACTTATGTCATACACCAGTTCATTGTGCCATAAAGGCACATATAATTGCTTCTCATATCCATCTAATAGAAATATTTTCTCTTCAAACACGTCTGCTAATTTTGGACGGATGACAATGTGTTTACATGAATTCTTATCAGACATTCTGTCACTTCTCTCAGGAACAGACCCTCCCTCACGTAGAAGTGTTTTGATTTTATCTATGAAAGGTTTCATATGAATTAATGTAGCTGGATCAAATACATTTAAGATATTGTTCAAAATCGAATTCAAATATTCCATATAGTGTTCCTTTGCATTTTGCCAATTATTGATATCGAATAAGAACGACGTCTTCAAATCTTGGAAAAATTTATCATTAAATATACCTGTAGGGTCATCTTGACAATTATCGTAGGATTTGGCAGTTGTTTCTATACTTATGTAATGACTGAGAGTATCATATGCATCATTGAGCTCCTGAAACTGAAGATTAGACCCACCTTTATCGGGATGCACTTTCAATGCTTCCCTGAGGTATCGTTTTCTCAATGAGTAAGTATCAAAAAGTGAAAATTCATCTTGTGATATTTTTAATTTATCTAATGCATATGTCATTTCATCTGTAGCCATCTAGTATATCAGAGCTATAACTTTATCTTCCTTATCATATTTTATGAATACTTTTGATGATGGAGAGAATGATACCTTCAATATGATAAATAGGACGATAATTATTGTTATACAAGTGTAAGAAGGAATATATCTCTATGATAATATCGTCGACGTTTGCGTCATTAATTAAATCTTGTTGTATGTAATGTTGTAAAACAATGTATATACATCTCACCACATCGAGATTATAAATGAAAATGTCGTAAATAGTCTCACGAAGTGCAATGATATTAATTTGTTTTACATTATCAATATGTGCGATGAGTTTCTTAATGACCACATCATATTCTTTGATTTGCGATGTTCCCAGAGATAGAAGCTTTATATTTGAAATATTTGAAACGTTGTTTTCTGTATATCCAATCACTTGTTTATATTGACTTTTGGATGGTCTAGGTACATGTATAATATGACACGCGTTGATTATCGGGGTTGGTATGAAACTCACGGATTCAGACAGAATAATGAATTTAATAGTAATTTTAGATTGCTTCTGCATATAGCTGTAAAAAATGTCCAATAGTTCATGATGAATACTATGAAAATTCTTACATACCAGAAAACCAATTTTATTCGCCTTTGTATTGATAATGTCTACAAATTGTGTATAAATTTCATTCCATAGCAATTTGGAATTACAACCTAACAAACTCATATCAACTTCAAAATGTATATCGCTGATTTTGTAGAAATATTGTTGTTTATTGTAAGATACCATTACACGTTTCTCGTATTTCAAGCATGTTGGACTATATTGTGATAGCATAACAAGGGCTTGTGTGTACTTACCAACTCCAGGTGGTCCATAAAAGATGATATTCATTAATTCCGATGATTTCACAGGTAGTTTTTGATATAATTTCTCTAGTGGCGGATGTAGAGTTTTATCTTTACATTTATTTATATATTCTTCATATGTTGTCTCAAGAAATTTCATATATGTAACTATCATACATTTATGGTTTTATGTTTTTACTCAATTCATTCTTATATGTTGGCTGTAGTATTTGTATCTTTCAATTGCATTCCTTTCGATGTCTTCTTTTTTGTTAGTTCAATATTGTTTGTATGAATATGTTTGTGACAATCCTCACAAATAGAGACAAGATTCGCTGCGTGATTTTTGTGAAAATTGTGGATGTATCCTTTATCATCAGCGTGTGTTTGATATTGTAGATGATGAATATCTACGCCTGGTTTACTTTTACAGATTTCACAAACATTCTTTACTTTTTTTGTATTGTATCGTGATGTCCCAAATGTTAATAAATTTCTTGAAGAACAGTATTTCTCACGGATATTGTATGCACGTGATATGAATTCAGATGGTAAATGTAATGACTTACATACTTCTAGTCCGTATAAACTTTCACCTGGTCCAGAACGTAGCTTACGGTCGTATATCATTGAATTGTTCGTTTTATCATAGGCAACTTTCATATGTTTCATCACAAGAGTATCCATTTCTCTGATCTCATCGAAATGAATTATCTCGTGTAGATGAGTTGCAAAAATATAATTACATCTTTCATCATAGAGTTCTCGTAGTCCAGAAACAAAAATACTCACAGCAGAGTCAGTTTCAGTGCCACTACATAATTCATCTCCTAGAATTAGGCTATTTTGTGTTTTATGTTTCAGAATATGACCGAATTCATACATTTCAACCATGAATGTAGACAATCCCTTGAACATATTATCTTGATTCAATATTCGTGTGAATATTTCCTTGTAAGGGAAGTACGAAAACGTCTCGCATGGAACATACAAACCAGCTTGAGCCATAATAACAGCCCCTCCTAATGCTTTAATTAATGTTGTTTTACCCACTGCATTGGTTCCATATAATAGAATACCGTTCGTAAGATTGGATTCTTCATCTTGTATCCCTAAAGTGATGTCATTCGTAACATATAGCTCTTCCTCATTAATATGCTCCAGTAGACAATGCCTCAGCCCATGTGCCTTGACATACGAATGTCCATCATCTTGTGTGTCGCATATGTTTGGTTTGCAGTATGAGTATGTATTTGCTAAATATGCTTTCGATTGGGTCATATCAACATTACCTATAAATTGGATCATATCATAAAGAATATGTTTATGCTTCTCGAGAGAACAGATATAATTCTTAAAAGTTTGAGTGACAATTTTATCCAAATCATTTTTATGTTTTGATATACTCTTACAGTTCAACTCAATGATTGGATGATGAATACTCATGTTTGCAGATGTTGCTGTGATGAATGACATTTCTTGTGGATTTAAAATAAACGATTTCTCTCTTCCATCATAAGAAGATATATATGATATTGTTATTTCCCCACTATCTTTCATAGATTTCTTCAAAATTTCACATCTTCGTTTCGTTGCAACGAGAGAAAATGCACTTTTCTCGGTTTCATGTATTTTCACAACTTCAGTGAATTTTGTTTTTTTGTCTTGTCCGATAATTATATTATTGAAAGTAGAACGGATTGCTTCTAGTACATCCATACATTCTGTGTACAGACGCTCTGTTTCGTCTACTTCTGAACTAAATCCTTTCTGAAATATATTCGAATCGATAATTGAATCATCAATAACCATTTTTGAGAGAACAAATGTATCTTGTATAGATTCTATCATTGTAGTGCATAGACATTCCCCATCATGTTCTATCTCTTTGGAGAGATAAGAAAATAAATATGTATCTTGTTTTACAGTCTCGTATAGCTCTTTGATTCTTATCAGTGTTTGGTATAATTCATATAGTCCAGATGGGGTTAATTTCAATAAGAATATTTGTCTGACAAGTCGTTCTAAATCCTTCATATTTTTCATTTTCTCTCTCAGGTATGTGAAAGATGTGTAATTGTTCAGAATATATTCAGTTACATCATATGATTCTTTCAGTAGAATTATATTTGAGATTGGTGTTAAGAGAGAACGTGAAAAACGTCGTTTCCCCATCGACGTCAAACATTTATTTGTAAATTTAACAACAGAAGAATACGGTCCTGCATTCTCCTGAACATCCAATATATTTAATTGTTGCAGTGTATGATTCCCGAGTAACACTCTGTTGTTATGATTGTCACTCGTTGGACGCTGTAAACAATGAACGAGAGAAACATTATGTTCTTCTATAAAGTTCAACAAATAACACAACGATTGCAATGCAATGGGATAATTATGTAGATCACACATGAAGGTGTTATATTCCTGGACTTCATAAAATTTACGAATTGTTTCCTCTTGATATATTTGTTTTATGCTATTTTGGGCTTTTGTCTTGTTCTCTCTATTTGATGTATCTGAATTCAAATATACACTATGTATTGTCTGAGAATGTTGTTGAATGTAGTTCATAACAGGTTTCGTATCAGACTCATTGAGAGAAGTGATAAAAATAACCTCACTTGGATTATACGTAGAGAGAAATCTATCTAAATCATCATATGTAGCTGGTGTAGGAAGGAATTCACATGTATATTCATAAACAATACATTTTCCTGTAAGAACATCAATTACAGACATACCTACAATAAGATGTGTCGTTTGCTGTGAGACATATTTATCTATCCATATACACATACAATTATTGGTAAGTTTCTGCGTGTCATTTGTAAAATATGTTCCAGGAGAATATATGCCACTCAGGTATCGCTCGACATTGGACCCCTCGCCTTTCTGAGAGATAACTGCTACGGTATAGCCATTTCTCTGAAGTTTTATGAGGTATCTATCTAATGTATAGTCGCGAAACCCAGCCATTAACAAATCCATATTGGACGGTCCATATGAACTCTTTTTACGTACTACCAAATCACATAGAAATGCAATATTCTCAATATCAGTTTCTGACACTTCCATACTGGAAGGATCGCGTATACCGTATATTTCGTAGAATGCTCCAATCTGAATAAAAGTGGTTGTTTTACAACCATAAATATTTTTGTATTTTTGGTATTCATCGAAGTACTTTCCCACTACGTTTGACATATATTAATGAATGAATTAAGTTTAAATATTACACATATGATTTATATATATCCCCCAAATGAATATTTCTATCCCTATGAACGAGTTTAATAAAGATTATGTATATTTCCATGATCCCATTCCAAATACAATTATCGAAAATAGTAGTTTCAGACGAATCGTTTACTCTTCTAACGATTTCACATTGAATAGTATTCATTTGTATTTCGAACTGAGTGAAGTAGAAGTGAAACAGTTTTATAATAAGTATAAATGTAGTTTTAGAAACCAAATACTTAATGACATGATTTCTAATGTAGAAAAAGATGTGTTAACACAAGTACATATTATAGATAAGACACCTTGCTATAATATAACAAATCAAGTGAACAACAACTTTCTAAAAATGTTTTTGACTCATTATACAAGCAATTATAAAGGACCAATGAGCTTCATTTTGAAAATTTCAGGAATTTGGGAAAGTCAGACCAATTATGGAGTCACGTATAAATTTGTTGATGTGCTGCCAATTTAACCATCCGTTATGTGCTCTTCAATTATATTCGCACGAAAGTATGTAAATGTAATACTTCCACCCGCAAAAAGACTGGCAATTAGAGTGACAATTATTCTTCCTGTGCCGGTATACCAGAGTTTCTTGAATGCATTCATGTAATTATTGTGTGAACCAGAACGAAGAAGCATGAAACATGAGAATAACGTACACAATAGTAAGGTCACAAACACATCTGCTAGTACTTTCCAGGTAGTGTAGTATTTGTCATTTTCAATCAACACTCCTTCTTGTGTCATTTCTTCACTTTCTATATTACGAGAGAGCAATCCGTAATATTTGGAATCTATTATGAACAAATAAAAGCATGCTATCAAGAAGATTAAAGATGGTATATTTGATTTCATTTGTTCAGATGCTGATATGTCATGACGAATATGGACACCCATCAAGAGTAGATAAATAGCACATACCGCAATGTAGAAATGGTGACGCACAACCGAATTATAGAAAAGAAAATTAGTGAGAAACATTGCCAATAACAACACAAATATGAAAATGTCTATGTATGTTTGGTCTTGTCCTGATTCATGATTTAGTGTGAACATCTATATATTGCGAATATATTATTTCTTGCAGCCATCTACATATTTGATAATATCCTCGATGGATGCATCCATGTATGTTTCTTTCAGGTGAGCTAATTTGATAAAATTCGGTTTCTTCATTTTTTTGGTTTGATAAAATATATAAGGTCCATACTTTCCGGCTCTTATATGTATTTCATTATTTATTCTTCGCAATATCCCAGACGTCTTAGATGATGCTGCATCTTGGTTATCTTCTAAATACTGTATGACACATGATAAAGTAATGGTCTTCTTTGTGGTGTTCATTTTCAATAAAGACACAGATACACCATTCCATGTAATATAGTCCCCAAATTTCCCATTTTTCAAGCATATTTGCTTGTCTTTGTATTCCCCTATGATATTATCGTTTTCATTGAGAATAATATCGTCAAGAGAATACGAGTTCGTAATTATATCAGAAATGGTAATGTTTGGTTTGACCTTTTTCCAGCCTATTTTTTCTTCTCCATTGTCGTCTTTATATGTATGTTTAATCACGGGTCCATACTTACCGATCATGTAGGTATGATTTTCATCAATATCATGCGTTTGTCGTTTGGGCTTGTTTTTTGCATACATTTTCAATTGTTCACATATATGCTTATGATACTCATCACATGTTTCTATCCAATTCTCGCACTCTTGTGAGATAAGGTCTAGTTTCTTTTCCATATCATTTGTGAATGTATATGCGAATAGGTTATCAAAATGTTCAATCAAGCATTCAATGACCATTCTCCCTAATGGCTGTAATATGAGTTTGTTCTTCTCTGCACCAAAGTCACGTGTTGTGACATTGTGTGCAATTTCATTATCAACTAACTCAAATTCATCACAAGAAACTTTAATTCCATCTACATTTTGTTTACACACATATTTACGTGTTTGTATTTTTTCAATGAGACTGGAGTATGTCGATGGACGTCCTATTCCTTTGTTTTCTAATAATTGTACGAGCTTTGCTTCTGTGAAATGTTGCTTCATATTCTTTGGTGTGCATTTACTTGTGATTTTCTTGTATTGAATAAGAGAATTCATCTTCAACTGTTTTAAAAACAAATAATGGGTTTTGTCTTTTGACTTTTCATTTTGCACTATTTTCCACCCTAAGAACGTGAAATTATCTTCATTATAGGTGTAGTATGTGTCATTTATCGATGTGATTTTTGTTTTCAATTGAGTTCCTTTTGCATCATTCATACAACTCTCTATGGTATTCATCCAAATTAGTTTGTATAAGCGTTTCTCTTTTGGTGAACATGATGCAGGCAAATCTTCAGTTTGTATTTTGGTAGGACGAATCGCTTCGTGTGCCTCTTGGGCGTTTTCATTACCCCCCCTTGAGGATAACTTTTCTGGTTGGGAAGATACATACTCGTCGCCATATAGAGAAGCGATATGAGCTGTTGCCGATTCTACAAAATCCTTACTGTAGGATTTACTATCAGTTCTCATGTAAGTAATATATCCATTTTCGTACAACTTTTGACAAATACTCATAGTCTCTTTTGGACTCATGTGAAATTGGTTACTACTCTTTTGTTGAAGAGACGATGTTGTAAAAGGTTCTGGAGGTCCGCGAGATATTTTTACTTCATCCACTATAGAGTATATATGATCATGATTTACACTTTCTGATAGGTATTCTTCTACGTCATCTTTGATTGTGTAAGAGTGGTTCAATTCAAAAGGGATATTCTTACTCGTAAAGTATCCGATGCTTGTGAAAGAATAGGAAATCTTTTGTGATTCGACCTCTTTCTGATTTTCGTATACAAGACGTAATGCTGGTGTTTGGCACCGTCCTGCAGACAATCCACTGCTATGATTACGGGATATGGAACTCCACAACACAGGAGACATCTTGAAACCGAGAATCATATCAAGAATTTGTCTACTTTTCTGAGCGTAGACAATATTCATGTTAATACGACTCGGACTATTAATGGCTTTCAAAATAGCGTTTTTTGTTATCTCATGAAAGACAATACGTGGAGTTGTTTGTAAATCCAAATTAAAAAAATCACACACGTGCCATGCAATGGCTTCTCCTTCGCGGTCATCATCTGTAGCAAGTATTACAGAATTTGCATTATGAATATGAGTTCTTAACTTTGCTATATTTGCGTTCTTCTTTTGATCTGTATGATATGTAATTTGAAACTGTTTGTCCATATGAATATCTTTTATATGTATTAGCTGTCTGAAGTGTCCATATGTAGAAATACAGGTATACCCTTCTCCAAGGAAACTCTCTATCTTTTTACATTTAGCTGGAGATTCTACGATGATCAATTTCTTCATAGCACAATATATCATGATTTGCTTAATTCATTTCAAAATCATAATTTTAACGACACGTTTTCATATGGTCCCATGTAGGGCTATAATTCATCTTATAATTTGATATAGAGCTATCACTGTAATGATAATTATAAGATGATGTTCTGTACTGTGTTTTTGTTATTGGCTTTTTCATACAATGCTCATTGTAAAGAATACAAAGCGGTTGATGAACTTGATTTACCCACATACATGGGAAAATGGTATCAAGTGTATAAGGATAATTTCAATAAAGTGTTTCAAGGGTTTGGTAGATGTTCTACTGCTGAATATTCTATATTAGATACAAACAAAGTTTCCGTTTTGAATCAACAAATCAACCAAAAAAATGAATATGATACTATTGATGGTTATGCTTACTATGAGGACGACGACTGTTGTGGATATTTGACGGTGAACCTGAGTGGAGCCCCAGAAGCGTCCTATTGGGTATTAGAATTAGGTCCAGTAGTGGATAATTTGTACGACTATTCGATTGTATCTGACAATTTAGGATTATCATTATTTGTCTTAGCACGGGATGTTGATAGATTCTATAGTTTATACAATGATGCTGTATTGAAATCATTGAACGAATTTGGATTCTACAAGGCTATCAACAAGCCATTAGTTATGGACCAAACTAATTGTACTCTAACCCGGTAGACCCAAATATGAAAAATAATGCCTCAAATGGTCAATAATTCATTTCAAAATTATGAATATATGCAAGGTCTTAATCGCTAAGTCACGATAATCTATCCAACAACTCTTTGATTTTCGACTTTGCTGAGCTGTCTGAAGTTTTGTCGTATGCATCTTGAATTGAAGAAAAAGACTGCTTGAATTTGCTCTTGTTGTCATCGTTGAAGGAAAGATTCCTCAATGCCCCTGCTGCGTTGGTCTTGCCTGTTGCATCTCCACTCTTCAGTAGCGCAATCAACGGCTCAATACCGCCTTCCTTGGCGATCCGGACTTTGTTGTCAGCGTTG